TTACAATGAAAATCACCCGCATAGTGCGCTGGGATATCACTCTCCGAGAGAATACCGGCGGCAGCGGGCATCGTTAACTTAAGATACAAAAGCTGTCCGGAAATGGCGGGTCAAGATCAAACAAATCCTGAACAAACTGCTGTAGCTGGTTTCCATATTAGCCGCTTGTATAGCCCAATGAGTTCTATTCGTTCTTGTGTAGAAGATTTCAAACAGGCTTATCAAACATTCAGTATGTCGACATTCTATAACACTGTTCTTGGCCTGCCATACGACGACCTGAACCAAGATGTAGAAGTTTATAAGCTTGAGAAATTAAAAACTGATATCAGTTCAACTTCTATTCCTGACGATACATTGTTCTTAACTGCTGGTGTCGACCAACAGAAAGACCGCTTAGAGTTCACGCTATTAGGCCATAACGAACGAACTTGTTATATCCTTCGTCACGAATCAATTGTGTCTATTAACGCTGAAGTTATTGAAAGCCCAGCATATAAAGAACTTGCAGCTATTTTAAAAGCACCTTTCAGAACTGTAAGTGGATATAGAGTCCCTATGGCGTGGGCTAATATTGACTCCGGTAACGGTATGGCAACCAAAACAATTTATCGGTTCTGTTCTACCGATTCTTCATTTAAAGCCATTAAAGGTTCTAACCAAGTTGATGCACCTTATGTTCCTACTAAGGCATCTAGATCCGGCGGGTACACGATGTATTCAATTGGTGTTAACCAAGGCAAGAACTTAATTCGTGAACTGATTGTTAGAAATACAACACCAGGAATGCAAACACCTGTACGTCTGGAAATATCAGACTCAATGGTTCCTGATGATTATTGCGAGCAGCTACTTTCGGAAGAAGTCAAACGCTCTGGTAACTCTGCGCGCTGGGTTATTAAACCGGGTGGAACACGAAATGAAGGTCTCGACTGTTTCAACTATGGCTATTGTGCTCGTCTGCAAGTAACTGAACAGATCAAATGGCATGAGTGGCGTATCAATCAGGCTAAACAGATCGCTCGGTTAAACGAGGGCATCGTAGAAGCCACAGAAGAACCAGAGGTATATAAACCTATGGCTGAAGATATTAAGTCCCCAGAACGTCGCCAGAGTGTCCAGAAAACTATTCAACGACGTCGACCTACTCAACGTAAAGGCTGGTTATAAAAGGGTAATAAATATAAGTATATTTTAAAATCGATGAGGAACAGATATGAAGATTTTCATCGGTGAAGACCTTAAGCTTACAAACAATCAAGGAGCCAGCGTAACAATTGGCTCCAAGACTACGAAAATCTATGAAAATGATTCTGCTCCCTCTGATGTAGTTATTCCAACAGGTGACTTCGTAGAGGGTCAGTATAGTATTGTTATTTTCGAAAATGGAAAATTCGTAAGTTCTGACCTGCTTAACGTTGTATCACCTTTTACTGCACGAACCAAAAAACAACAACTAATTGATATTATCAACTCTCTAGATGAAGTCATTGAATACCGTATGACGGGTAATGATGATGCAATTCAAAGTATGTCAATCAATGGAAAAACTTTTACCTACGAAACTCTTGATTCTCTTTTGAGTGCTCGTAAGAAATTCCTATCACAACTGAATGCAATTGTTCAGGCGGAAAAAGAAAAGAAAGGAATTAGCCCAATTAAAACCATCAAATATTCTTTTAGGGGTGCTTAATGAACTTCTTTAAATTTAACTTTCGTAAGAAACCAGTAAAAAAAGAACGCACTCAGAAGCGCCCTCTAAAAATTAAAACATCTGGTACAGACTTTGAAACCAAATTGGAACGTCAGTTAGGTAATCGTCCTAGCCGTTTAGATGGTGATTTCCAAGAAACAGTTATTACAGGTTCAATTAACAGAGCTATTCGTGCTGGATTACAACAGCTTCAGAACGAATCAAGAACTTTAGCGGTTAATACACCACATGGTAAACGAGCTGCTCAGTATCAATCTGATAACGTTGTTGGTAAAACCGGAATTAATCCACAACCACAAATTATTCGTGCAGATGGTTCTACAGATATTGAACTGAACCTGAAAATCAAATCGGCATTCGAAGCTTGGGCAACTCGTGGTCGTCGATTCGCTCTTGATCGCTCATTTGGTTGGCGTGAATTTCAAGAAGTTATTGAACGTGCTCGTTTTGTAGATGGCGAAAGTTTCATTCGACTCCATGAAGAAGACACTCTTCGTATTGAAGTAATTGAATCTGAACGTGTAGATGTTACTCATCAATTCGATACGCCAGAAACTTATTGTTATATGGGTATTGAATACAGCAAGAAATCAAACGCTCCTGTTCGTTACTGGATTAAGAAAATTAATTACTTAACACAGACTGCAAATGGCGAACTTGAAGGTGTTGATGCTGATGATGTCATCCATTATTACCGTAAGTTCTTCCCAAATCAAATGCGTGGTATTCCTGAAGCAACTTCTGCACTGACAACGTTAATTCAGTATGAGGCATTTAAGACGTACACGTTGGTTCAGAAAAAAGCGGCTGCTTCAACAATGGGCTTTATTACTGAAGATAAAGACTCACAAGAACAGCTTGATCTGAATAATCTGAACGGTGACGACGAAGAAGAACCAGAAGAAATTATTCAAGAACTCCAAGCGGGTGTAATTCAGAAATTACCTCAAGGTCACGACATTAAACAACTGACCAGCACTCAAGGTGGCGATGATTTTATTAGTTTCACCAACCGATTAGAAAACCATATCGCTATGGGCTTTGGTTTCTTCGAACAGGGTTATCGTGGTGATACGTCAAGTATCAACTATTCAAGTGCTCGATTCGGTGACCAATCACAACGAGTAATGTTCTCAAACGTTCAACGACTGATGCAAGAGCGAGTCTTAGACGTCATATATGAACGTTGGTTGCAATCAGCCGTATTAAACGACGAAATCCCTATCAGCATGACGATGGTTAGTTTCGTTCTTAATAATACTGACTGGTCTTATCCACGCTGGGATTCAATTGACCCTAAAAAAGAAATTGAAACTGATGTTCTTAAAATTGAGAACGGATTGGTTTCTCGTAAGTCTGTTATTAGCTCTTACGGTGAAGACCCTTCTGTTGTTATGGCTGAAGTTGAATCTGAAAAAGATCTTCATGTACCAAAACAGCAAGCGAAAATTGAAGTTGCTGAAGCTCCTGCTCTAGCGGCCTCTGAAAATTCGTCAGAAACCGAGTAATAAATACAATCGTATTCAGGACTGTGAAAACGGTCCTTTTAATTCAAGGACAACGTATGAAGCTCAAACGCGAATACGCCGTTCAGGATATTAAAGCATCTGAAGATGGAACTTATGAAATCGCCTTCAGTTCTGAAAGTCCTGTTCAGCGTGAAATCGAAAATGAGTACGGTCACAACGTAGTAGTTAATGAAATTCTCGTCCATGACGGTCCAGAAAATGCCGATTTAACTCGAATTAATAACGGTGCTGCTCTGTTATTCAATCACGACTTTGATAACCACCTTGGAATTGTTGTTCCTGGTTCTGTTCGTATTGATTCAGACCGCATTGGTCGAGCAATAGTTAAATTTAGCAAGCATGGTCAACTGGCTCAAGAAATTCAAGCGAAAGTTGATGAAGGTACTATTAGCAAAATTAGTTTTGGCTACGACCTCGATGAATATCATCTCGACGGTCAAGACCTATTAGTTACTAAGTGGACTCCTTACGAAATTAGTTTCGTAACTGTTCCTGCTGACGACAAAGTCGGCCTAGGACGGACATTAAATATATCTGTAGACGGTACAGCCGTTAAAACAAATTCTCAAAATAAAGGAAACTCCCGAATGAAACGTATTGATGAAATGACTACCGAAGAACTGCTGGAAATGACCATTGCAGAAATCGAAGCACTTTCTGAAGAAGATCGTAAAAAACGCGAACTGGTTATTGATGAAGCCGCTGCTGAAGCCGAAGCCGCTGCTGACGTAGAAGCTGAACAGGTTCTGCAAGATAATCCTGGCACACCTGAACAAGATGTTCTGACCGCTGAAGAGCGTGAAGAAGAAATTGCTGAAATCGAAGAAATCGCCGAGCGCTACAAAATTGAACGCGGTGAAGTTCGCAAAGCTATTGCAAAAAATATGACTGCTCGCCAGTTCAAACGCTCTATTAAACCTAACAAAGCTCCGGCGGTAATTCGTAAAATGGAAAAAGATACTCAAGCTAATATCGAAGCTAAATTCGATCTGAACAAAGTTGTTCGCTCTCGTCTGAATGGTACTGCCCTGAATGGTCGTGAAGCTGAATATCATCAGGAAATGCTGAAAAATGCACAGCGTTCCGGTAAAGAATATCGTGGTGGTGCTTTCATCCCTGCATCAGTTCTGGCTAAAGGTTCTCGTGCTGGTCAAACTTCCGCTACTCTGGCTCCAGTAACTGAAATCACTCAGCGTTATGATTCTCTGGTTGATATTCTGCTGCCTCAGTCGGTACTCGGCAAATTGAACGTTAATACTCTGACTGGTCTTGATAAACCAATTAGCGTTCCTAAGTTCACTAAATCTGCGGTTGGTAACTTCGGTTGGGTTCCAGAAAATGGCGATCGTCCACTGGGTGAAATGACCACTGATAACGTTAATATGTCTCCATTCACCTTCGCAGGCGGTGTAGCTATCTCTCGTAAGTCTGTGAACACTCTGCCTAACATTGGCGATTATATTGCTGACCATATCGTTAAAGCTTCACGTATCAAACTGGAACAAGCGGTATTCAGTGCAACTGCTACCACTAACTTCCGTGATGGTATCGCTAAACAGCTGATTGATGCTGGTCTGGTTAAAACTGGTGAGTTCTCCTACAAAGCGTTCTTGGCTGTAATCGCTGAACTGACTGATGCCGGTGTTACTGAAGAAGAAATTAAGTTCATCATGCGTGGTGCTGTAGCTGCTGATCTGAAATCTACTCTGCGTGACGCTAACGTTCATGACTACATCATGACCGACGACAACAAACTTGGCGGCTGTGACGTATTCAGTTCTGGTGTTCTGCCATCCGATCTGATTATGGCTGGTGATTTCTCTGGCGTTACCATCGCTGAATGGGCTGGTTTAGAGCTCGACCTCGATACCACCACTCTGCGTGCTTCTGGTCAGATTATCCCTACTGTCTGGTGCGATATGGACATTGCGGTAACTGATCCATCTCGTCTGTTTGTTATGCAGGCTAAAGCTCCTGCTTCTAAGTAATTAGCACAAAAATTAATTGGGACTCCTAGTGAGTCCCTTTTTTGTTTCTGAACAAAGCGATAAATATAAAATATAAAGAGGAGCAAATTATGTTTTTTCCATATTCCGAAAAACAAAAACAAAGTTTTTTAAATCGTTTTGGGCAGAAAGTTCTCATTAACGATAAAGAACATTTAGCGATTATCGAAAAGAAAATCGTAGAAGACGAACGAGCTGTAACTGAATCAATGTACATCACAGCAGATGAAAACAATATTAAAGAAGATGACACTGTAAAGATTAAATCAAAGGTCTATACGGTTTCTTATATTGTTGATGATGGTTCTGGCTTAGTTGACGCTTACTTATCATTAATTTCCGATACTAACAGAGGTTCTAAGTATGTCTAATATGCCAAGTCTCGGAATTAAACGAGCCTATGAAGATATTATTAAAAATGAATTTGGATTAAAAATCATTGAAGGTGCTGTTAAAACTGGTACAAAAAAAGAAATCCAAGTTCAAATTCCGGGATGGACAGAAGATTTTGAGCCTATAGAGCTACGTTCAAAACATCAGTTCAGCACTATTAATTTGTCTATTAACGTTTTCTCGGAAATGAATGAAACAGGTGTTATGCAGGCTGTATATGACATTGTTCAAGTTACAAGCCAACACCCAAAATTAAAAGATTTCAAAATCAATAGCATCAATCCAGTTTCAAGTTTTACCGATTACAACCCTGAATCAGCTGATGGATTAATTCAAGCTCAGATTGTTATTGGCATCCGTTACTTAATGAGGAAGGGCTAATGTCTAGTACAACACAACCAGATATTTTTCTTGGTAGTTACGTTCAAGTTAGTTTGAACAGAGATATTACATCTGAAGACCCAGGATATTTTGACCCTGGCTATATCTACACTGAAAACTTGGCTGGATTTCCACAAGTAGCAATTGATAAAGAAGTTAAAGGTTTTGAGGCCTATAACGAAGATTTTGAACGTAAACTTTCCGGTGATGTTGCAATTAAAGACACGACATTATCAGTAATGTCTGTTCCTAATGACCCATTTGTTGAAGAACTCGACCTAGCATTATTAGAAAAACGTCCGCTTCGTTTCCGTAACTTATATGTTATTGATTCAGAGAATGGCGAAAGAGCCCAGTCTGGTGTTTACCACATCTTTGATGCTTATGTTACTAAGAAAGAAACAACTGGCAATGCTAACTCTGTAGTTGTTGATAATTTTACGTTGAGTCCTACTGGAAAATTAACCCAAGGTTTCGCTGAAGTTGGTGAAATTCTCCGTGAAGGTATGTATGGCGTAGGCGCTGGAACCGAACGAATTCCTGGTGTTTATGATATTGGTGCTCTTTCCGGCAACCGCTGGGTAACTGTAGACGCTTCTAATAGTCAAAACCCATTTGGTTCTGATACTTCATTGATGGCTATCCAGCACCCTAATAATGTTGGTTGGGAATTAATTGGTCAAACTACAGGTAATTCAGCTCTACGCGTTCGTTCTAAACAGCTTGTAGGCGATGAAATTAAATCCGGTAAATGGGTAAAAATCTATTCCGAGACAGAAAAACCTACAGCGGCTGAAGTTGGAGCTCTGAGTACTTCTTTGGGTGGTAAAGTTGCTGGCACAGTTACTTTTGATGGTTTAACTATCTTCAACCAAAAAATCACCGCTAAAGATATCCAGACAGGAACATTAAATACTACATCGATTAAATCAACTAATTCAGAAACCGAAACACTGACAGCTAATGTATCAATCAAAACTCCATTAGGAACGATTGAACAAGTTAAATCCAAGTCAGTTAAAGTTAATGATAAAGAAGTCTATCATCCGGGCAATAAACCAACTCCAGAAGAACTTGGTGTTTTGCCAGCAGATGCTGTGATAGCAGTTGATTTTGGTTATTTCTAACTAAGGATTATCATGGCTACTATTTCTGAAATTAAATTTAAACGTTCGAAAACTGCTGGTCAAAAGCCAGCGGTTGCTTCTTTAAAAGAAGGCGAACTGGCTATTAACTTAGTCGATAAAAAACTGTTTACAAAAACAGGTGATAAAGTTGAAGACCTGACTTTACGTTCTGGCGGTAAAATTGACGGTCATATTACTCAAGTAGGTAATTACACTCAAACAGGTTCAACTACTATTTTCAACGAACTTACTGTTGGAATGGACATTACAGCTAAAAGAAACGTCAAAGTTTCTGGACAAGTTGTTTCTAGCGCAGATATTGTTTCTTCTAATGGTGTTATTAGAACACGTGCTAAAGAAAACTCTAATTCGCATGTTTGGTTCGAAGGCGAAGAAGTTCCTGAATCGAAAAGCCTTGAACGTGCTGTATTATATGCAGTACCTCAGACTGAAACAGGCGGGCAAGTAAACCTTCGTGTACAAAATGGTACTAAAGATGGCCAGGGTTCATCTTTATTCGCCTTTAATGGTAATGGTAATTTCCAAGCCCCAGGCGATATTATTGCAAACAAAAATATTCAGTCTATTGAATGGGCTGGACAGAGAACGCGCGCTTCTATTGAAGTTATTACACCTACTTTAAATGGTGATCGTCTTTATACTGCCGCTCGTGGTGTTACTGATAAATGGGGCGAATGGAAATCTCCTGCGTGGAATGATCTGGTAGTATGGACTAAAGCAGCTAAAAACTATAACCATGTTTACTCTGGACGATCTGATGTATCAGCAACAATTTGGCATCAACTGTTAGATGCTCGTCCTACTGATAATGAATGGTCTATTTGGGCTGGCTCAACACCGACAAATAAACGATTTGCCATTAATAATTCCGGTATCATGGCTAAATCACTTGCTGTTGGTGATGCTGTTATGTATTCAGGTATGGGCGATGGTTCTATTGCTATCGGCGATAATGATACTGGTTTCCGTAATGATGCTGATGGTGCATTTTCAATTATGGCTAATAGCCGTAAAGTAATTGGAATAACCGCTTCAAATATCCACCAAGTTCAAATTCGTAAAAATACCGCTATAGCAAATACGGATAACAACGATAATGCTATAGGTCCTGGTGGAAATACTGCATTATTACAAATCGATACATCATTTGATGGTAATAACAGCGGCGGTAATGGATTGACCCTTATTGGCTATCAAGATGGTAATGGGGCTGTGCAACATTATTTTCGCGGTAAAGGCGCAGTTAACATCGATTCTCAGCAAGGTTTACGAGTAGCACAAGCTATTTCTTCCGGTGGTGCTATTACCCCTGGCAACTATAGCAATTTTGATTCGCGCTATTTAAATATGAACCAAAACCAAACCACCACAGGTCAATTAATTCTAAGTGGTGGTGATGAGCGTCTTATTCTTGACTACGCAGCAACATCCCATGCTTATGTTCGTGGTAAGCGAAACGGTAGCGCACATTGGTGGGTAGGTTGCGGCTCCAATGGAAGCACTGATGTTGGATTTTATAATAATATTACCAATGCTGGGTTAAATATTTCTAATGTTATATCTTCAAACGTTCAACTCCAGGCCCCAGGTTTAGAGCTTAAAGATAACGCTTCTTTAACATTCGCTAGAGCTGGAGATAATCCTCGCTCAATGAGAATTTACCATTCTGGTAATGCAGAGCGTGGTAACCGTATTGAAATAACAGATGATTCTGGTTACTTAACTTATTTTGAACGACATCCGACATCCGGTATTCGTCAAGCTATTAATGGTAACTTAATTTGTTTAGGTTCCGGTAATTTCGATGGTCCTCTTATAGTATCAAGTACGGCAGGCAATGCTATTCAATGGGGTAATGCAGGTGCTTGTTTAGCAAACGATGGTAACTTAAAAGGTTCACGCTGGAAATCTTTTGGCGGTTCTGATTGGGCGGGTGATGCTTTAAGTTGGGTTCATTCAAATAATCTCAGTCTTGGTGGCGGCACTATGACTGGCACATTAACCATGAACGCCAACATTAATATGCAAGAAGTTGAAAACCGTGGTATTAGCCTCGGCAACGGTTCTGGTACAGGTATTTTCCAAGGCCGAGACGGTGCTAATAATGATTACGCTAATATCGAAATTCGTTCTTGGTTTGGTGTAGGCTTTAAAAACACTCAGAACTCTGGTGCTCAGTTCTATAATAAGAACACAATCTTTATGAACTTAAGAAATGGTCAAATTCAAGCTTACGATTATGTAACTCGATCTGACCGAGCTTATAAAGAAAACATAAAGCTTATTGAATCTGCTTCTGAAAAGATCTCTAAGATTAGTGGTTACACCTATAATATTAAAGGTTCATCTGAAGAGATTCGTTCTGTAGGTGTTATTGCACAAGAAGTTCGCGAAGTACTCCCTGATGCCGTTTCAGAGAATGAAGATGGTTTGTTATCTGTTAACTATAACGCCATTATCGCTACTCTTGTTCAATCAAACAAAGAAATGCAAGAAAGAATAAAGGCTCTTGAAAAGAGTCATTTCTAAATAAAATTACCGGGAATTAATTCCCGGTAATAAATACATTCGTATTCAACCTTTAAAGGAAAAACAAGATGGCTTTTGAATTTGATATTTTCGCTGGCAACTATGTCAGTATCTACTACAACTCTGATATTACAAACAAAGATTTCAATGCTCCTGAATTTGTAGAAATCCCTGAAACTGGTGCATTCCCGGCAACTGGTATCGAACGTGAAGTAATTCAGGCTCCTAACTTTACTCACAAATATAACCGTAAACTGGCTGGTCGTGGCTCTGTTCCAGATATTGACCTGACCGTTAACTATATTCCTAAGTCTGTGCACGACCAATTGTACAAACTGTGTGAAGACTCTAAACGTGGTCAGTTCAAAGTTGTTTATTGGGTAGACGACACCAAAACTGTTGGCGTAGGCAAAGTCTATAACGGCTTTATCACTAACGCTACGTTCGGTGGCGGTGAAACTGAAGTTGCATCTTTGGCAATGACTCTGTCTGTTGATGGTGGTCCGGTTGCTGTTGGTGTAATTGAACCTAAAGAATAATTTTATTGATTAAAAAGGTGGGACTCTTCGGAGTCCCTTTTTTGTTTCCAGAGCGTTATTAAATACTACCAAGAGGTGACACCATGTTTAAATTTAAAGCAGACCTATCAAAATTCTTAAACGGATATATCGGGCAGGAACATAAGTTCGGACAGAACGATTGCAACATTCTTATTGCTGATTATCTAGATACTTTCATTGGTACTGATTACGCGTCCAAATTAAAAGGACAATACGGCTCAGTCCAAGAAGGTCTTAAAAAATGTTATGACCTTGTCGGATTTAATAACGTTTTCGAAGCGTGTGAAAACCACTTGGAACGTTCTGAAGAAATCAAAGACGGTTCAGTAGTACTGATTAAAAAGAAATATAAAAACCGTAATTATTATCAAGCCTCAATTGTCATTAATAACAAAGTTCTTATCGAGAATAACAACCGATATGAAATCCATCCGGTAGAACTTTTTGATTATGACTTAATATATAACAGGAGCAAACAATGGCAATAGCAGCAGTTGGCGCTATTATCGCTGGTGCATCAGCAGCAATGGCAACTTATGCCGCAATCGGATCTTTAGCTTGGGCAATTGGTGTTGGTATTGCAGTAGCAGCTGTATCAGGTCTTATGACTTATATGGCAATGCAGCAGTCAGTACCGCGCTTTGATTCACCAGACACTGCATCGACGTTAGGAACAACGAGTGAACCAGCAACTGTTCTCCCAATCGTTTATGGTGAACAACGCGTTGGCTCGGTTAACGTTCTTAAAGACGTTGGTAAAGACACCACTTATTTGGTTCAGATTTTCTCTGTTTGTGAAGGTGAAATTGATTCGTTCAAGAATCTTTATATGGATAACAAACAGATTCTTCTGGATGGAAATTATAAAGACGGACAAGTTTCAAAAAATAACATAGTTGATGCATATAAAAATTTCGTTGAAGTTGAATTCTCTGTTGGTAAACCTGACGGGCATCATCTTGCTCTAGCCTCAAAATATCTCGGCGAAGACGTAAAAGTTGGTTGGCCTAAACAAAACGTCGGTAAAAATCACGCTACTTGCTGTATTGTTATGCGTAAGCGTAATAAAGACCTCCAGAACCAAGCTGATATTCTTCAGCCAAACAGCCAAGTGAGTTTTGATGTTCGTGGAAAATTAATCACTGATTTGGTTGATGGTACTCGCAAAGCAAGCTCAAACGGTCCAAGCCAGTTGTTAGATTATATTACCAACGAACGTTATGGACTTGGTGTTAAACTTGATAAAGTTGACCGTGAAAGTTTCATTGATTGTGCTAAGTTCGCTCGTGACAATGATTTCCGTTCTGATGGCGCAACAGACCCGAACGCTAATTTCAAAGAAAACATTACTCAAATGGCTGCGGCCTTCAACGGTATTATCTTTGACAGTTTCGGTCGTATGACCTGTCGTATTGATGGGCCTGATATCGTTCAATATGATTTCAATGAAGAAAATATTAGTGCAAGCAATATTAGTTTTAACACTGGTGGTTCAGACCAGTACTACAATACATTAAACGTTGCGTATCAAGACCCAGCAATTGATTATTCTGACCAAGTTCTGCGTTATCCATCTGATGTTACTAATGACCTGACAATCAAACGTGATAAACGTATCATGGCGAAAGATATAACTTATCGTTTTGTTAAACGTAAGTCTCAGATTGATACGTTAGCCTCAATTGAACGTAACAAATCTTTATTGAAGAAATCTCTTACTTTCTCAACAATTGATGCGTATACGGTACAGGTTTGGGATGTGATTCGTGTTAATCTTGGTTCAGACTTGATTAATCTTCAGAACTCATTATGGCGTGTAACTCAAGTAGACCGTACATTACAAAACGGTGCTGCTGGTATGATTACAATCAGTGCGGTTGAATATAACGAACGAGTTTATACCGACCTAGATTTCGCTAAAGATCCAAATAACGTTGATGGGAATATTCCACAAGAATCTGTTCTAGTTCCACCTAAGAATCTGACTGTTCAATCTGTTGGTGAAACTGCAATTGGTCGTACATTCAAAGTTGATTGGACGGCTGAAGAAGATTTCAACCGTTTAGGTTTTTATGTTCAGTACGCAGAAGCTGGAACAGAAAATTGGGTACAAGCTGGTTTCACTTCCGGTAATACGTACTTAATCTATAACATGAACGTTACTAAGAAATATGATGTTCGTGTTTGTGCTGCGGGTGTTATTTTCGCATCTGATTGGGTTTATGTTCGTGATACCAACCCATCTGTTAGCTATAACTTGCCATCTGTTACAGGTCTTCGTTTAGTTAACGCAGTAGAGAACGCTACAACTACTACCGCTACTCAATTTGAATTTGCATGGAACGACCAGTCACAACAGAAATTCATGGTCAACGGTGTTGAACAAACGTTTTCTCAGGTATTCCAGTACTACCAAATTGATATAACAGGTACTAAGACAGTTTCTTACAGAACTAAAGACTTGAGCTTTATCTATGATTTCAGAATGAACCAGAACAACGGTTTGTCACGTCAGATTAATTTCAAGATAACAGCTGTTGGCTATTCAGGAATGAAATCTGCCCCAGTTGAAATCACTGTTAGAAACAACCAAGCTCCTGCAATTAAAGGTTTTCAGGTACTTGCTGGTCCGGGTCAAATGATGTGTTCCTGGGACGATCCACAAGACCAAACCCCTAAAATTGTTGACTTTGCCGGAACGGTTATTCAGATAGCTACTAACCAGAATTTCACTACTGGAATTAAATATTTCTACAGTAACAGCCCGTTCTTAGAAAACTTCCCATTGGAAGATGGAAAATACTATGTTCGTGCAGCATGGTATGACGTATTCGGTTCATCTGACGCTATCTGGTCGCAGCCAATCTATCTGGACATGAAATGGAACATCCCTTGGGATGAAGAAATGAAAGAACAGTTAGACGACCTTCTGAACCTTGATGAGCGTGTTGACCAAGCTATCGATGATGCTTATAAGCTTGCTAATGAGTACACCGACAAAACTGTTAAAGCGTCTCAAGTTGATACGTTGAATAAAGCCGACGCGAATGCTCAGGCCAAAATTGAAACTTTGCATACAACTGTTACAAATGAACGTGATGGTGCAATTAGTCAGGCTATTAAGACAACTCAAGCAGATTATAACGACAAGATTAACAAATCTAATGCTCGTATAACTGAAGTTGAGAAAACACAAGCAAATGACCGTCAAGCGTTCGCACAACAGATTACTCAGACCAAAGCCGAACTGAATGGAAATATCGCTAAGGTTCAACAGGAATCTAAAGCGTCTGTTGATGCTCTTACTGGCAAAGTGAACTCTCAGTATGCTGTTTCTGCAACTGCTAATGGTGTTGTTGCTGGTATTAGCTTAATGGCTAACGGTACTACACAAAATAGTAGCATTATCTTCAACGCTGATAAAATCGCTATCACTCATGGTTCTAACGCTTCCACAGCTAAAGTTCCATTTATGGTCGCTGATAACACAGTGTGGATGAACTCAGCAATGATAAGGAACGCTTCTATTGGTTCTGCTCAGATTGCTGATGCCGCTATTACAAACGCTAAGATTGCTAACTTGTCTGTTAACACGGCAAAGATCGTAGACGGTTCTATTACAAACGCAAAAATTGGTAATGCGCAGATTAACTCTGCTAAGATTGCACAACAGATTCAATCTGATAACTGGAACGGTTCTAACACAGGTTGGATGATCGACAAGAACGGTACAGCGAACTTCCAGAACGTTACTGTTCGTGGAACAATTCAAGCTGACAGTGGTTATTTCCGTGGTGATATCACAGGTGCTAATGGTACTTTCTCTGGTACTGTACGTGCTGAAAAAATTGAAGGCGACGTGATGGTTGCTGAAGGTGCTACTTTTGGGTCGGTTACACAACCAACTTCAGGAAATAGTGCTTCGGCTGGCGATCACCATATATTCTGGATTGAAGGAGAAAGCTTCGACCGTATTATGGACACGAATTTGACATTGTTTGTCAAATGTGCAGAACGTAACCGTTTCAGCTTGGTTATTAAAACACCAGGAAAACCTGAACAAGTATATTTCTTCTACGACACTGGTAACAATGGTGGTGAATGGACCAACGCCCTTCGTGGTATTACTATTCCTGCCGCTGGTAAAGGGCAAAGAAACCAAGTTGTAGTCCGTGTAGATGCAAACCGTTCAGCTTCGATGTTTGTCGTAGCGCCTCAATTTGTACTCCCACAGACAAGAGACAACAGAGGTATTATTGTACCAAACCTGAACGGATCTGCTGCTCCTGGCGCTGCAAGAGAAAAATCTTATATTTCAATGTATCGTAAAGGTAATAAATTGATAACTTTATAATGGAATATATGGACAAGGACGTCCTAAGTGGGGTACCCGATGGGGTTTGATATTACGGTATTATTAACTATCGTAGGACTAATAGGAGGGTTAATTGGCTGGATTATCATTCAGATCAAAGATAAATTCAAATCAAAAATTCAGTTAGAACAACGTATAGCAGCCGTAGAGCTTCGTCTGGCTGTTGATGCTGAAAAAGATTCGAATATCACAAGATCAATGAACGAAATTTTGGAAACTCTAAAAGAGCTCAGAACTGAATTAAAATCAGTCACTGATAGTGTTCACCAAAGTAATATAGATATAGCTATACTCAAGAACAAATCAGGATAGCTATGTTAAAACGTTCAGAAATACCCAGTTATAAAGAAAGTCTCTTTAAAGAACAACAAGGTCTGTGTGCTCTCACAGGTCTTCCGATCGATGAAATCAGTAAAGCCCATCTTGACCATGACCACAGATTAGACGGTCCTAGTGCTGGACGCTGTAGAGGCCTACTGTTAGGCAACGCAAACGTTCTTGAAGGCCGTTTGAAGCATCAGTTCAATCGTTCTGGTCTTGCAGGGCAAATTGATTATATCGATTTTTTAAAGAGACTTGTCTCCTATCTAGAACGAGACAACACAAACCGTCCTAGACATCCCCAGATGATACCAGATTTAAAGAAAAGGTTCAGCCGATATAATCTATCAGATATGAGACAAAACCTCTCAGAAGTCCATCTGGAAACCCAGGGGACGAAGAAAGAACTGCAACAAAGATACGCGAAGTATCTTAAGGTTCAATATGGAAAAGATAAAGAAATTCGCCAGTAATGCGAAATCAGTACTCACATTTTTAATCATCATCGTTATTTTCTACAATATGGTTCTAGTTCCTATTTTAATGGCATTTGGTGTCCCGGCTCCAATCCTTATGATTGACGAGGCGACAAGGTTCTTGATGACCATCGGAACATTAGGAGCAGTATAATGGCTAAAATAAAAAGTGTTAAAAACGACCTTTCTAAATGGAAGATTAAAGAAACCGACTTGTTCAGTAAGAAAGTTACTAAAGCATCTAAACTGGCTTCAGTAGAACTTCAAAGGGATATTAACAGACGAGTTGATAAACCAACTAACTTTACTCGTAATGCAGTTGGGTTCAAATTCAAGTATGACAAGAACGGTTCAAAGAACAGAATCTTCATCAAAGATGTTCAAGCACAATATCTTGCGCCCTTGATTGATTCAAACAGACCAGTCGATAAATTTGTGCCTGTTCCCGGAAGTACAAACGCCTTTGGTAACATTGTTGGATTAAGACAACGTCGAAATCTTGAAGAAGTTAAGCAGAGACATAACGGAACAGAACGAACAGTATTAATTAAGACCACTGCAAGAAGAAATAAACGAGTTGTTGCAATATTTGAGCGTAATAAGAAACGTCGTAAAACAATTGGTTCTTGGGACAAGATATCAGACAAGATATTCAAAACTGTTAATCGGGTGGCAGGAGCACGGCGATAAATATAAGTATACTTCAAAGGAGATACTATGTTTACCCATGCCGATTTTCCATGTTATTCCGAACAAGAACTAAAACAATACAAAGTATCTGGCCGTATTCCAGAATCAATGACCGTTCCATCAAGTCCTGACTTAGTTAAAATTGAGCGTATGAAGAAACGTCTTGTTAACGATAACGATGTTTTCTTCATTAGTACTCAGAAGGTTAAACCAAAGCATCGATTTAAAGAAGGTTCTAAGTACAAAATTGAAGGACCATTCCTTGAAGGTGAATTCCAATGCCTCTTTAAAATGGAATATATCTACAAAGGATTCAGAATGGTTGGTTATATGTGTCAGTACATCTAAAAATTAAGGGACCGTGAGGTCCCTTGTTATTAATCTTCCTTGTAGTCATATATTCTTGATTTCAGCTCACCAGATGGAGCACAATAAAGATTAAAGTTTTTCTTTTCTGTGATACTCAACGTATCATAATGCTCCATATCTTTTACGTGGTATCCTCGTTTTTCAGCATCTTCAACCGATGAAAAACAATATACATTTGGTTCAATCGGGAAAACGACAATATTGTTTTCCTTGATGTACACAGGAAAAGACGGGTCCATCATGCGTTCCATTAACAAATCCAACTCATCTTTCTCGCCGTTCTTTGTTGAATCCATCTATTAACTCCTTAAGTGCTTTAGTGTCTGACTTGAACAGTACAGTACCGTCTTTTACCAAGAAGTTCTGATAATGTCCATCGGTTTTGTAGACTTTGATACGCAGGTTCTTCGGTCCATTTTTCTGATAAACAACAATCTTTTTTACTAAACGTTTAAGATGCTGATTATACTCTTGTGCGTCTGTAATAGAGCTCAATGTTTGAACATCTGCTTGAACAGGTTCTTCAACATGTGTGTTCAAAAGAATATCAAGCTCTGCCTCTAGTGTTTGAATTGTTTTCAGAACACTCAACGGAGGACTATCAAGTTCAATAAGCATCTTGTTCAACTGTTCAATCTTTTGTTCTTTTTGTTTTATCAGTTCAACATTGAGATTCTTCTTCGGTGCTTGGTTAATAACCAGTTTGTCCATCAGTTGAACTAATAATGGAACGAGGTCTCGTATTCTTTTATTGTTCTTACAACGTCCTTCTGCGTATCCTAAACAAAAATGATATTCGTATTCCAGTGGTTCGCCGTCTTTATTCAGATTAGTTCTTTTTGAGAACAACATAGCTTGACCACATTCACAACGAAGAACTCCACTAAATGGATTCGCCTTTGATGGTCGTCCTTTATTTGATTTTGAACTGTCAGCTTGGATAGTAACGAATTCTTCTTGAGTAATAACAGCTGGGTAATGATTCTCAAGTAGAACATCTGGAACTTTCTGCCCATCAATTATTTGGTGTGTCTGATAAGCGCCATAGAGAACAGGACTTCGAAGAACCACGGTGACGGTCATATGGTTCCAAGGGTTTCCTCTTGGACCAGGAATATTAAGTTCATTTAATGTCTTAGCTATCTTACGTGGTCCTTGTCCTTCCCGTCTCAATTGAATTATCTTATGTACATCTTTCACACGGTCATTTAAAACAAAGTCCTGTTTCTTATCAGACCAATCAATCCAGAACATTGTATGACCGCGAACTTTGTGGCCTTCAGTTCCTTTCTTACGAATGATTGATTTAGCTGCTTTAACTAGCTTGGATTTTCGAACCGATTCTTTGTGAGCCAAATCAGCAGCCAACGCCACTAAGATAACTGAACTTAGATCGTTCAATGAATTTTCATCAAGAACTTGTCCAGCCAGTGTTTTAGCGTCTTCACCAACGAAAGCAACTTTAACTTTGTATTGAAGAATCTGTTTGAGAACATCTTGGGTGTGGCTTATCCCTTTACGAGATAAACGGTCGATAGCTTCAATGAGGATATAGCTACCAGATGGGATATCACCAGATTGAATGGCTTGAAGCATCTGTTCAAGTTCTGGTCTTTTTACTTGTTTGAACCCCGAAACGCCTAGGTCATGATATCCTTTAGGACTGAGCGTAAGGCCACGCTCTGAGCAGAACAGTCTAGAAGCGTTCAACTGGCGTTCTAGACTGGTCCCTGTGGACTGAGATTTTGTACTGAATCGGGCGTAACTAAAAGCGAGTTCCATATGTCCTCCTTGGTCAGAGAACAATTATATCATTATGTCAATAATGGAAACATATCCCGGAAGATATTGGCGCCCAGAATCGCTTCGCCGGTCACCACGCCGCAGTACTCGGTAATCGGTTGTCCTTCCAGGGTTGGCGTTGTTGAAAACTGCATACTTTCTCTCCTTCTTTAGCGTTCAATGCGTTAGCAACAGCATTATCGGTTCGTTACGCTATGATTGAAAGGATAGTTAATAAATAAGGAAATCAAC